CATATAGTGACGTCGCATAGGAGATAATTTATGGCATCAACATTCAGCCCTTTGGGTATAGAACTTCAGGCAACTGGTGAAAACGCCGGTACATGGGGGACGAAGACTAATACTAATTTACAGATAGTAGAACAAATATCTGGTGGGTTTACACAACAAGCTGTCTCCGATTCAGGAGATACAACTCTTTCAGTATCTGATGGTTCAACTGGTGCAACTCTTGCACACAGAATGATAGAATTTACAGGATCGTTAACTTCAGGAAGAAATGTAACTATACCTATTGATGTTCAAACTTTTTATTTCTTAAAAAATTCTACAAGTGGATCACAAAACGTAACATTTAAATATGTTTCAGGATCAGGTGACAGTGTAGCGGTAGCACCTGCAACAACTAAAATTGTATTTGCTTCTGCAAATGATGGCACTAATCCAGACATTATTGATTTAGGTTTTGGTTCAGGAGACGTAACACTTACAGGCACACAGACTTTAACAAATAAAACTTTAACAGCTCCTAAAATTGCAGACGCAGGTTTTATCGCAGATGCAAATGGAAACGAGCAAATCATATTTCAAACAACAACATCAGCAGTAAACGAATTAGAGGTAACTAATGCTGCAACAGGTAATCCACCAATCCTAGGTGCAAGTGGAGAAACTAATGTTGATGTTCATATCAAACCAAAAGGCACTGGAGAAACTAGAATCGGAACAGGAGCAGCGAACGCTACTCTTACATCTAGTGGGGCACATGATTTAATATTAGATACAAACTCAGGAACTAACTCAGGAACAATTACAATAACAGATGGAGCAGATGGAAATATTAATCTTGCACCAAATGGAAACGGTGTTGTTCAAGCTGGTGGTTCTGCAGTAAAAGTTGCAGGAAAAGAATCAATATGGGTTCCAGCAGTTGCTATGTATCCTAATACTACAAATGGTTGTGCTGCTCTTGCACAAGTAGAATTATCAAATGGACCTGAAATTAAAACTTTAGATTTTGACAAAGACTCAGATGAAAACGCACAATTTGCTGTTGCATTTCCTAAATCATGGAATGAGGGCACAATAACTTTTCAAGCATTTTTTACGGCAGATTCAACAAACACAGGAACTGTATCCTGGGTATTAGCAGGAGTTGCTTGTGCAGATAATGACACTATTAACGTTGCTTTTGGAACAGGTGTAGCACCAACAGCAAAAGCACACAGTGGTACAGCAAATGATTTAGATGTTACAGCAGAAAGCGGAGCAGTGACAATAGCAGGCTCACCAAGTACAGATGAGGAAGTTTACTTCCAAATAACAAGAGATGTATCAGCAGACTCTTTAACAGCTGATGCAAAACTATTAGGGATTAAATTATTCTTTACTACTGATGCTGCTAACGACGCATAAGGAATAGAATATGAGAGACCATAAATTAAACCCTCTCCAAAACGATACTGGAGTCAAAGGTTCAAAATCAAATAAATCAAAAAGAAAAGGTTTTGGTTATCAGGTTTTAGGATTTGGTTCTGGAGGAGTAGCTGCTAAAGAGTTATCCGGATTATCAATTATGCTTCTAGCCGGTGGTGGCGGAGGCGATGGTGTTGGCGGTTCAGCAAACGGAGGCGGTGGTGCCGGAGGAATGAGAATTTTAACCTGTCAAACTGTTACATATACTTCTCCTATGGCTGTAGTTATAGGTAGCGGAGGTGCTGGTGGAAACCCATCATCAGGAAACTCCCCTTGTAGAGCTGGTTGTAAAGGCGGTAATACAACATTTAATTGTTTATCAGCATCAGGTGGTGGCGAAGGTCGTCAACCTGGAGGTTCAGGTGGTGGATCAGGACACCAAGGATCAGGTGGAACAGGAAATGCTGGTGGTTTTAGTCCACCGGAAGGTGCTAATGGTGGTTCGTCCGGAGGTGGCTGTTTTGCTGGATCTGGAGGCGGAGGCGGAGGTGCTTGTGGCACCACGGGTTCTGCTGGTGGTTCAGGATCGAGCGCTGGCGGAGGAGGACCAGGTGGTCCAGGAAGTCCCGCAGCCCCTGCTTTTGGTCCAAGTCAACCTTTCTATGGCACTGATGGTGCAGTTTTTGCTGGCGGTGGTGCTGGCGCCGCATATAACGCAAACTCAGGTGGATCTGGAGGCACTGGAGGCGGTGGAAATTATGATAGTAACGCTGATGCCAATAAAGGTGGCGGCGGTGGCGCATCTAGTCCAGAAGCAGGCGCACCTGCACCTGGAGGAAATGGTTCAGATGGTAGAGTATTTATAAGAGTCCCATCATCTGCTAATCCTTTTACAATCTCAGTTAGTCCTGGAACAAATACTGTGGTCCCTCAACCTGATGGAGTAATAGCTAACTTTTCTGTTAGTGGTTGCTTCATTGTTTCATAATTGACTTTAATATACAATTAAGTTATAAATATTTCATAAAGAAATATGGACTTAATTAAATAATGTTTTTAAATAAAAATTCTTTTTGCATTATTCCAAACGCAGTGCCGACTCATATCTGTGATAAAATAGTTAAATATGGAAATGAACATAAACAAAAAATGGCTGTTACAGGTAATATAAGTAAAAGAAAAAAACCTCTGACACAAAAAGAAATTAAAGATTTAAAAAAACATAGAAATTCAAGAGTTACATTTTTAAATGATTGGTGGATTCAAAGACACGTATTTCCAGCAATACAAGAAGCAAATATTGTAGCGAAATGGAATTTATCAATTACAGGTCATGAATCCATGCAGTTTACAAAATATAATAAAGGTCAGTTTTATGATTGGCATTATGATTCTTGGGTTGATCCATATAAAAATAATACTGTGAGAAAATTATCTGTAACAGTATCTCTAAGTGATGAAAATGATTTTGAAGGAGGAGATCTAGAGTTTGCTATTCAAGATAACAATGCTAGAGAACCTTTAAAAAAAATACTACGAACTTGTCATGAAGTTAGAAAAAAAGGATCACTAGTTGTTTTTCCATCTTTTTTATGGCATAGGGTGACACCAGTTATAAGAGGCACAAGATATAGCTTAGTTATCTGGAGCACAGGAGAACCTTACAGATGAAAAAAGAATACCCAAAAATTTTAAAAAGAAGTGATGTTTTTCCAACACCTATATGGCATCAAGATTGTCCAGAGTTTGTTAATGAATTAAATAAAGCATCTGATCCTCATATTAAAGATGCGAAAAAAAGAATGAAAAAAGATATTAATAATAGAAATAAAAAGCATGGTAATAAAAAAGATATGGGTTTTGTGTACCATTCTAATTCTTTGTTAAATGATAAAAAATTTGAAAAATTTTTAAACTATGTAGGTGCAACGTCTAATAATTTATTAATAGAGATGGGTTTTGATTTAACAAACTATCAGGTATTTATAACAGAGGTTTGGGTTCAAGAATTTGCTGAAAGTGGTGGCGGTCATCATATGTTACACACACACTGGAATGGTCACGTATCAGGTTTTTATTTTTTAAAAGGTAGCGAAAAAACATCTAGACCATATTTTGATGATCCAAGATCTGGAAATATGATGAATTTATTACCAGAAAAAGATAAAAGCCTAGTTACATATTCTACAAGTCAAATTAATTACGAACCGAAACCAGGAAGAATTATGTTTTTTCCATCTCATTTACCACATTTATTTAGTGTGGATAATGGTTATGAACCTTTTAGGTTTATACATTTTAACTGTCAAGCCATACCCAAAAGTGTTTTGAAATAATGTCTTTTAAAAAAAATAAATATAAAATAGTTAGAAATGCAATCTCACAAGAATTGTCATTTTTCTTATCTACTTATGTTAATCTTAAAAAAAAGGTTTTTGATATATTAAGTCAAACAAATTACATATCTAAATATAATGATGATTATGGGTTACACCACGACCCACAAGTGCCTGATGCTTATTATACTCATTATGCAGATATAGCCATGGAAAATCTTTTAAATATATTAAGACCTCTAATGGAAAAACACACTAAATTAAAATTAGTTGAGACATATTCTTATTTAAGAATTTATAAAAAAGGTAACGAATTAAAAAGACATAAGGATAGAGAGGCTTGCCAAGTATCTTGCACCTTAAATTTAGGTGGTGATATTTGGCCTATATTTGTAGAGCCATCAGGCAAAAAAAATAAAAAAGGTAAAAAGGTAATATTAAACCCTGGGGATTTAATGATATACAAAGGTTTTGATATTGAACATTGGAGAGAGCCCTTTGAAGGTAACTTCTGTTCACAAGTATTTTTACACTATAATGATATTAATAGTAACTACAAAGAGAAATACAAATTTGATCAAAGACCCTTTATTGGATTGCCAAATGACTTCAAAAATGTTAAAATTGATTTTAAAAATAAATAGTTTTTAATATGGCTAAATTTGCAGAAATAAAACAGATAGAAGACCCATTTGATTCCACGAAAACCATATGGCAAGTTCAAAGGGTTGTTAGTGTTTGTAATTCAGTGGTGCCTAGTAATGGGCATGTAGATGGAGAAACCTGGTGTAATAAATTTTTTAAAGGTGGCACTTGGAAACAAACATCATACAATACTAATAATGGTATTTATTATACCCCTGATGCAAGTGGTTCAAGAGTTCAGCATCCGGATCAAACTAAAGCATTTAGACATAATTATGCTGGAGAAAATTATGTTTATGATTTTACCCACGACGTTTTTTATCCTACACAGCCATTTGCAAGTTGGACTTTAAATACCACAACTTTTTCATGGGAGGCACCGATAGCTTATCCATCTATCACAAATGATGGAGCTAATCCTAGTGTTTGGCACTATTTTATTTCATGGAATGAAACAAAATATCAAGCTGATAACAATACAGGTTGGGAGGCAACAAGACCAGAACAACCTGGAACAGTGTATAATTGGAACGGCACAGCCTGGATCGCTGAGTAATATAATACTACCAAAAAATCAAAAACCTTATATAGTGATACATTATGCTACAAAAAATAGGTTTTCAGCCAGGTATAAATAAACAGATCACACCTACAGGAGCCGAGGGCCAGTGGATAGATTGTGATAATGTTAGGTTTAGATATGGCACACCAGAAAAAATAGGGGGCTGGAATCAATTAGGAACTGTTAATGAGAATGAATTAACGGGAGCAGGACGTGGTCTTCATCATTTTGTTAATAGTTTAGGTAGAAGATACGCCATTATTGGTACAAACAGAATATTGTATGCTTTTTCTGGAGGTGTGTTTTATGACATACATCCTATTAAAACCACAACAACTCTTACGAGTGCATTTACCACGACTAACGGATCACCAACTGTTACGATAACTTTCCCAACAGGTCATGGTATTAATCCACAAGATATTATTTTGTTAGATAATTTTACTGCAATCACAGGATCTAATTTTAGTGCGTCTGATTTTAATGACAAAAAATTTATGGTTACAACTGTTCCTACAACAGAAACAATTACAATAACGATGCCATCAAATGAAACCGGATCTGGTGCAACAACATCAGGAGGAATTAGAGTAAAACATTATTTTCCTGTTGGATCTGCTGTTCAAGAAAAAGGATTTGGTTGGGGCCTTGGATCTTGGGGTGGAGAGGCGTCTAACCCAGTCACCACAACTTTAAATGGAGCTTTAGGCGACGATGCATTTGGAACAGGTGGATCAGGGACCTCGATTGTTTTAGCTGACGCCACACAATTTCCAAGTTCTGGAACTAATTTTATTCAGGTGGGTAATGAAGAAATATCTTATACTGGTGTTACAGGTGGAACCACGTTAACAGGTATCACAAGAGCTGTTAGAGGAACAACAAGATCTGCTCATAGTGATGGAGCTTCAGTTAAGAACAGTACCGATTATGTTGCTTGGGGTGAGGCAGCATCAGGTGACTTAGTATTAGAACCTGGTATGTGGTCTATAGATAATTTTGGAGACAAAGCAATCTGTTTAATTCATGATGCTGAAGTGTTTGAATGGGATTCAAGTTTATCAAATGCAACAGAAACAAGGTGTACAATTATAACAGGAGCGCCAACTGCATCTAGACATATGGTTGTATCAACACCTGATCGTCACTTAGTATTTTTTGGAACAGAGACAACCATTGGAAATAAAACAACTCAAGATGATATGTTTATAAGATTCTCTGATCAGGAGGACATCAACACATATACACCTACAGCAACCAATACAGCTGGTACACAGAGACTGGCTGATGGATCGCAAATCAGAGGGGCGATTAGAGGTCGTGATGCTTTATATGTATGGACCGATACAGCTTTGTTCACACAACGTTTTGTTGGTCAACCATTTACATTTGCCTTTTCACAAGTTGGAACTAACTGTGGACTTGCAGGTCAAAATGCATGTGTTGAAGTTGATGGTGCTGCTTACTGGATGTCAGAGAATGGTTTTTTTAGATACGCTGGTAAACTAGAATCATTACCATGTTTAGTAGAGGACCATGTGTATAATGATATAAATTTAAACTCTGGTAATCAAATGGTATCCGCAGGATTAAATAATTTGTTTGGTGAGGTTATGTGGTTTTATCCTAGTGCAACATCTTCTGTTGTAAATAAAATGGTTTCATATAATTATTTTGATTCATCACCACAAAGACCTGTATGGACAGTAGGCACATTAGCTAGAACAATGTGGCAAGACTCTGCTGTATTTAGTTTACCTCACGCATTAGAATACGATGCATCAACAGATACATCTTTTGATGTTGTAGGCAACACTGAGGGTAGAACATCATACTATGAACACGAAACAGGAACAGATCAAAATAGAAATGGTACGATAACTGCTATTACTGCAAATATAACTTCTGGAGATTTTGATATAAGTCAAAGAAGAGGTATCACAGGACAATCAACAGGTATGGCAGATCTTAGAGGAGATGGAGAATTTTTGATGAAGATAAGAATTATACCTGATTTTATATCTCAAACTGGAACAACAAGAATAACTTTAGAACTAAGAAATTTTCCTAATGAAACAGCTGCAAGTTCTGCATTAGGCCCTTTTGACATTACTTCAAGCACTTTAAAAATAGATACACGTGCAAGAGCAAGATCTATTGCGTTAAAAGTAGAAAACACAGCATCTAGTCAGAGTTGGAAACTAGGAACTTTTAGATTAGATATACAACCAGATGGTAGACGATAATGGCTAAGATAGTACAAGTATTAACAAGACCCGCACAAGAATATGATTATACAGTTGCAGAGGCTCAAACTAGAGACATAGATGGTATAATAGTAAAATTAAATACTACATATCAACAAGAATTAAAAGACGAGGTAGAAGCTCAAAACTTCTTTTTAAATTAATGGCAAATAGTTTTATAAATAAAAAAGCAGATTTAACAACTACGGACTTGACTACACTATATACAGTGCCAAGTGCAAAAACATCTATAGTAAAATCTATATTGGTTTCTAATGACTCTGGATCTGGTTGTAATATAGATGTTACTTTAGTAGATGCCAGTGGTAATATATTTAGTCTATTTAAAACAAAGACTATAGCAACAATCACCACAACAGAACTTTTAACCAATCCTCTTGTAATGGAAGAGAGTGAGATATTAAAGGTACAAGCTGCTGACGCGAATGAGCTGCACGTCATAGCCTCTATATTAGAAA